ATTAATGCTTTACCTTATGGTAAAGTGATAGACGCGCCTGATACGATGTCAAAGCCAGTGATACCATTCGCATTTAAAACAGAAGCCGCTGCACCTGTTACAGTGATAACGTCGCCACTTGTTTGAGCTGTGAAAGTGATTTTAACTTCTCCGCCTACAACTGCAACAGCTGAAGGAGTAAGTACACTAGCGCCATTTTTCACTACAAAATTGTCGATTTCAACAATTTCAGTAGGGAATTCAGCTACTAAGTTAGTATTAGCGCAAATTGATTGCACTTTTACAAAAACATAAGTAGTTGATGCCGCTTGTTCACCCGCAACGATTTCAGCGTTTACTAGACCTGAAAGACCAGTTAAATCTTCAGTAGACACGAATGTCACCGCTTCTTTAACATAATACTTAGGGTCAAAGTTCATTCTGAAAGCATTTTTGAATACTTCTGTAAATGAAGCTAAAGAAGGCAAAGGAGCATCAATCATATTTACAGGGATGAAGCTGTAATTGCCGTTTGCTAATTTGCGCATTTTAACTTTATTGTTCGCATCCACTTCGATAAAACCTAAAGTAGAGCCGTTCATTTGGTAAAGGATTTTAGCCAAACAATCGCCACCTTCTTTAGTTAAGAACAAACGAGTGAATTTACCGCTTCTTACGAATGCAGTAGATCCATCAGGCATTTCTTCTAATACGTTATCGCCATTCGTGTTCTGAATGTCGCGGATAGGTGCGTTATTACCAAAAAGAGGGTAAACTCTTGCTTTACCAGCTGCATGGATAGCAGTTTCTAACACCGCTAACATACCGCCCGCAACTTGTGCTGGAGTGTATTCGATGCTGGTATCGCCTAACAAGATCAATGCGGTTGGCCCCATTGCCTCGTTACATTCTGTGCCAGTGTTTACAACGTTTTCGTCTAACTGACATGGATTTTCGAATGCCATATTTTTAATGTTTATGTTGACAGCCTAACAAGACTGTGCAACGGTTATTCTAAGATTATTTATTTCAATTGCATCAACATAATCGTTTAATGCAGTACCAACAGTTTTTCTCCCATAGTACAGTCTGTCAAACTTAGTATGATCAAAAGAATCAGGGTCGTTCCCAATTATCTTTCCACTCTTTGCCATCTCTTGGAGAAACAATTTGTAGACAGGATAAAGAATAGGCTTAAAGTTGTACTCATACCTTTCAGGTGCTTTGTATGTATTTTTTGTCAAGTTAGCTATCAAAATAATTGGGATGGTTACATCTGCATAATAGCCGTTTGCATCTCCCCTTTTTTCAGGAAAGTCTTGAAACAAAGCAATTAATGGATATTTAGCCATTCCAGTTGCATTCGGTAATCCTTGCGCCCTTGTTAAGTTAACTAAATCTGCTTCAATTTCCTCAACGGGGCCATACATAAATCGCACGTTTGAACCGTACTCAACAGATACTTTTTCAACAATATCTTTAAAAATATCAACTACAATAGTATTACTTTTCATTATATGTCTAGTCTATTACGTTTTACATAAATGTCTTGAATATAATGTTCCCTTGCTTGTCTTTCCCAGGTTGTCCAAATTGCATTGTTGGCGTATTGCTTATGCAAATACAACCAATAAGACATTGAGGCATTAACTAGGTAGTTCCACGCATCTACTACTTTTAGCTTTGCCGAAGCTACTAAAGCGTTTTGTGATTCCGTTTGAACTTCGCCCATCGATACGGTTTGCGTAGCATTCCACTCTTGCCATTTACAATAAACATAAGCAGTGATTGCTTCGCGTATTGGCGGGGCATAGAGTACAATTCCATCCCTTGACGTGAAAGTGCCTCCTGATAATAGGAATTCAAATTCTACGTTCTCGGGTCTTGGTTCTTCGCTATCGTACCATGCAGCAAAAAGGTCATAGGTTTGTGGGCCTAACAAGGTTCTTAAGTATTCCTCTTGATAGGTTGCTATCAAGTATTCTAATTCAACACTAACTGTTGGGTCAGATTGGTTAGCTACTTGATAGCGTCCTACAAAAGCAGTATTTGATATAATGTTATTCATACTGTTTTAGCCTTTTTTCTTTGGCTTGGGGGTTGGTTTAACTTCTTCTTCTATCACTTCAACAGCAAGTTTTTCTACTTTAGGAGCTGCAACCTTTTCAGTTTTGATTTTTGCAACTTTCTTTTGTATTAACGTTACCGCTAACATGCCATCAACTTGCATTTCATCACCAACTTTTTTGTTTGCATAATCTTCCGTAAATACTACTGTTTTCATGTTTGTCTTTATCATACTATTAAGTTATTAAAACTATGCAGGAGTAGAAGCTAAAGTAACTAAATCAGCAGCAATGTCAGTAACTTTCTTCCAACCAGTAGCGTCTACGTTACGGATTAAGAAAGCTAAACGCTTACGTACTTTTAAAGTCATTTCATCTTCTGTGAACTGAGTACCAACCATGCCTTGAGAAAGCTCAAATCCACCTTTTTCGTAGATTCTTGCAAATCTTCTATCTCCTAATACAAAAGTATTAGCAGCCACATTGTTTGACTCAATTACTAAGATACTGTCAACTACTTGTCCGCCTACTGTTGCAAATGGAGGGATAATGTAGTTATTGTAAGTATCTTTTTTCAACTTCATCTTGTTAATGTCAACGATGTTCATGAACGCTACATCAGGAGTGTATTTAGCACCACCAGTTGCAGTGATTGATTCTTTAACCTTAACGATCAAGTCGTAGATGCTTGCATCTTGAATACCAGCTTCAGGAGCTACGAAAGCAGGAACAGAAGCGAATACACCCTTCAAGTTATTGCCAGTACCATCTCCGTTAGCTAATTGGTCGTCAATTTTCAAAGCAACGTTAGTTTCTAAGAATAGACCTAATTCAGCAGCAAACATTTGCTCATCTTCAAAAAATTCTTCAGTTACAGGTAAAGTATCACCTACTTTCTGTAAAGGAATAGAATACTTTTGGAATTTAGCAGTTGATTCAGGGAACGCAGCACCTTCAGCCACCATTGCAGCCGCACGTACAGTTGTTGCCTGATCCCAGTCATAGTAACGAATTGTTCCGTTGTTATTGCTTGAAGCAATAGTCAACTTAGGGAAAATATCGTACATAACTAATTTTCTAGTCGCTAACTTACCAATGTCCGGTAAATCAAATGCTTGCTCGTTGTCACCAACTGAAGCGCGATTAGATAAAGCCTTAGTAGTGATTTCAACTTCCTTTTCAGAAATGTTTGTGCGACTAGCTAACGCCTTTAAAATATCTTTTTTCGCAGCGATTTGCTTTGATACAGATACTTCTTTAGAAGCTCCTAAATTAGAAGATTCTTTGATTTGGTTTAAAGATTCACGGATTTCCGCTACGTCTTTTTGAGAAACTCCGCCTTCTAATGCTTTAGCAATAGCAGCTTCAGTTTCTTTTTGTCTTGTTTCAGCTTCGAATTGACGCTTTTCAGTTCCATAAGCATCTCTTTGCTCTGGAGTCATAGCACTCAATTCAGCTTCATTTTTGTAAGTAAATACCATCTTAATAAAGATTTGGGTTTAAAAATGTGCCTTTCGGCGTTTCTGTTTGGGTTTGAGTGCTATTCAGCGGCTCGGCTTTCGGAGTGTTCTGATCGTCATCAGTCGGCTCGTTATTATCTTTTTCGGTCATTGCGTATGTTGGAGTCCATGAATTAGAACCCAAAACAACCGCTGAACCTTCTACAATTTTAGCTTCTGTAACAGCCCAAAAATAACCGGCTTGGTCTGCTACCTCTTTGTTCATCACTTCAGGGTAGTATTTTTCCCAATTTGCTTTTTCTTCTGCGTAGTATTTTTGGTCACTATTTACGCAAAGATATACTTTTACATACCTCATTCCTACGCTGTGATTCTTAACACGGCCTTTAGAATATTGTTCGAACATATATTCGTTGCGGTCTGAATCTATTTCAGCGTCAAACATTAAAGCCTCTGTATTGCCTTCATATGGTGCGCCTAATTTGCTCCATGCAATGTTTTTTGTATAGGCTTTTACCTTATCAGTAATGATACCTTTAAATGTTAGGCTGTGTTCTTGACAAAGATAAAATTGTTTTTTCTCGTTCAAGGACTTTTTCCAAATGCCTTTCATGTGGCAATCCATGTGGCTATCTATTACGTTAGTCGTATTAATAACCAATTGGGCCTTAAGGATTCCTTCCATTTCCTCGCCTTCGCCGTCTAACATTTGCGGAGCTGCTTTGTCCACCGCTTCGCCTTTATTGCTTAGAGGTTGTTCATCTACAACAAACGGAATTGTGTCCGCTTCTTTTAGAATGGCTTTCTTTTGCTCTAACAATAAAGTCTTGTTTTCGTGGAGCCATGCGTGAAGCTCGGCTTTATCTGCGAATTGGGGAACTTGAATTTTGTTTATCATTTTTATAAATAGTTTCCTGATTAGTTATTTTGTCTATTTTACTAGCTTTGATTGCTTTGATTTGTTCCGCTGTTAGCGTTGTTTTTATTTGTTGTGACATATTCAGCCGTTTTAAAATTAGTATCTAAAAATGCGTTACACTCATCCAAAGGTATATTAATTTTCAACATACTTGTCAAAGTTTCGATTTTCTTACGTTCTACCTCTGCTTTATCCTTTTCGAATACTTGCATAAAAGGTAAGTGATCCCATCCAATAACCAACTTTTTGTCCTCTTGCTTATAGCCGTACAAGTCGGAAATGCTATCCATGAATTGATCGCCTTTCGGCTGTAAGCAATAAGACACGTGTGCGCCTCTTGCTTTCTCCTGGTTCTCGTATGTGCTGCTTTGATATGCTTCTAATACTTCACGAGGGATTCCATACATAGAGCCGATTAAAAAATAATCTTCTAAATATGCTTTTCCTAGTTCTAATTGGGCCATATTAGTAACAAAGCGTCTAATATCAATCATTGACTTAGTTGCATAAACTTGCTTTCTGCCGTTCATCTTTGTTTCAATGTCTTGCTTCTCCTCCTCGCCCATTGGCAATTGACTAATATTGCCAGGATCAGATTGGCCCGATACCATAAATTTACCCGCATATCTTACATTAATGTTTTTAGAATCAAGTGCCGATTCACTATTACTGATAATTTTATACAAAGATTCTAAACGGCTTCTACCTTTCCACCAATTACCCATACCGTTTGAAAGGTCGGTAATTACACTAATATTGGATAAAGGAATTTTTATTTGTGTGCCGTCGTCGTATTTGTACGTGGCTTGCATTTTGCCGATTTCGTCTGTTGTTTTGCTGGACAAAATAAGTTTATCTTGCATCCTTTCAAGCTCAACAGGAAAGGTAAGTTTTCGGGGATCAAGAAAAAATAGTGAGGCTTGTTCATTGTTTACTATTGAACTGTCATGATAAAAATACGCGTTGCCCATCATGTTCCAAAACATATAATCCCATAAAAATTGAGATTGGCTTTGAAACTTATTAGGCTTCTTTAATCTGTCAACCGCTGGGTCGTTTATTACTTCTTCACCTTTATCGTTGTAAACGTAAACCTTTGCAAGGCTGAAAAGGTCGCATTGCAGCGCGAATACTTTCATTACCGCTGGTGATTTTATCACTGCATTCATTAATGCCACGTCGGTCAAATAGTCGTTGAATCGAGGGGATGCGTCCAAAATAGTTGTAAACGGTACAGGTACGTAGCCGTCATTTTGTTTAATTACTTGCGGCAAATCCACAAACCTATTAAAGATATTTTGAAGTAGTCCCATAAAGTAAAATTAATTATATTTTGATAAAGTTATACATTTTTTATAATACCATCATTAAACATCTGTTGCACCGCATAGGCAATAGCGTCTATTGTGTGGTTGTTTTGGTCGGTTGGTTCCTCTTGTAATACTCCGAATTTGTCCTTACTATAACAGTAGTTCTCTTGTTCGAACTCTATATTTTTACTCGTATCTGTAAAATAAATATTCAGGCCGTTAAGCATTCCGATCCTGTCAAGTAGTTTAGATTTGCCCCCGACCGCGACGGCGTATTCATACCCTGATCGTCTTAAACTTATTATTTTATTGGGCCTGTTGTTATCGCATACGATAACCGAATTTTTAGAAATACCTGCTTTCTTAAATACCCACCCGATCAAACCCTCGTTCTCCTCTGTTGTTCCCGCCTTTATTTGATGCAATTCGGTAGGGCTTAACTTCCTTTCAAGTTCATTTTCCGATTCATAATTAAGTTCATGCACGTACAAATTACCGTCCATATACTTAACTTCCACAACGGCGAAGGGGTCAACCTTGCCCCAATCGCAACCAATATATACCTTTTTCTCAATGGCCCTGTATTCATCCAATGCAATAGGCTTCCAGGTATAAATGCGCCCCTCTACTTGCCCGATTTCACCTAAGCCATACACGCGCCACATGTTCGCCCAATATTGGTTTTTTACTGATCCATCAGGATTGAATCCCCTTTCTTTATAGCGCAATATTTCCCCGCGTTCCTCTTTGCTTAAGAACTCGTTATCCTCGAAGGTTAATTTGATAAAGTCGCAATCATTGCGGGGTTCCACTTCAGTATGAAACCAAAATTTTGCGTTTGGGTTAAAGTCAATAAATATCTGTTTGGCTCTACTCGTTAACTCTCGATAGGTATCGAACTTTATTTTGTTTGCCTCGTTTACAAACATCACGTCCGACCTTAAACCCTTTCCAATATCGGCCTTATCTAGGCCTATAAACTTAATAAAGCTGCCATTGTCAAACCTGTACAAAGTGCCATCAACCCAAAAATTAGGGTTGAATATATCAAACATGCGCATGATATTGATAAAGTCTTTTATTACTGTTATCCTCATTTTGCTAAGTTCTTCCGATGCTATAAATATTTCGCGGTTGGGTGTGCTGTACGCATGATTCACCAATAACATGAGAATGGCAAAGGTCTTGCCTGCTCCCTGCCCACCTTGTACGCCTTTTATGCGTTTAGTCAATCCCGCAATTTTGCGAAGTGCTTTAGTTGGTTGTATCATCTTCTAGCTTTAGCGGGTCAATTGTCATCAATTGACGCTGTGCAACTTCACCGCTTAATTCGATTTTTGTAACGTCATCCTCTAGGCATTTGTTGACCGCCTCAATTGCTTTTGCGTTGCCTAATTTAGCATTGACAACCAATGACTTGAGATAATCACGAAAGGTTGCTGTTGGCGTTCCATCCTTACCGATCATTAACTTTATAAGCTCCTGCGTCAACATTCTTTGCTTCCTCAACTCTTGCCATCCTTTACGCTTTGCTTCAGGGCTGGGTTGATTTGTAGCGGAAAAGCTGTTGCCCTCTTTGCCTGTAAACCTTACAGGTAGTTTTTTAGTAGTTTTTATAATTTTCTTTTCCTCTTTCATAGTTCAAAGGTATATAAAAAACAAATTCATATAAAAATTACCGTTCATCCTTGACATTTACCGCTTATCACAAAATTGAAAAATAGTTTATAAATTATTTTGTAGTTAGTACAAAAATATAGTATCTTTGATTCATCAAAAAAAAAACCAATAAAATACTATGAAAACTACAACAACTACAAAACGCATCACATTAGCAACAATCAAATCCTTTATTAAAAAGAACGAAGGTAAAATCTATGTAAAAGTAAAATCTAGTTTTAGCGGTTATACTGACTGCGTAGAATCTATTGAAGATTCTTTTAAATTAGCTGTAAAAGATGAAAATATTAATGTAAAATACACTTTAGGCCTTCCTGGTGCTTGGTTTGTTGGTAGTTCTAGAGATTATTTTGAAGCCTATGACGATACTCAATTTTTAGGTTTTAAAGTTTACAACGCTTGTGGGTCTTTTATAATTGCTATAAAAAAGGACACGCCAACAGCTAAAAACACTTTTGAAATTGACGGAGTTTTAATGGAGTGGCACGAAGGAAACGGAGAATTTGACGGAAAAACTTATACAGACTTACAGGCTTTACAAACTGATTTGAAACAAATTTATATTGATTTTATTACGAATGAGTTTTACGCTGCTGGTACATACAACAAAACAAAATTAAACGTAATCATGTCAAATGGTGTGGATTTTAGTTTTAGATTAGACGTTGGTACCAATCAGGGTGATTTCAACCCTTTTCAACATCAAGTAAAAGACGCTATTTTAGAATTTTTTAATAACCTTAATAAATAATCAAATGGTAACAATTTTTGAATTATTAGTACTTTTTGGGGCGTGTATATTTTTATACGCCCTTATAAAAACAATCTTAAATAAATAATATTATGATAATAACACAAACGCAAATTGATGACTTAGTAAATAAGATTTACAAAAGTTTAATGTCTAATCCTGACTTTGATTTAGGGGATATGCCTTTGGCTATGGAAGAAGCTAAAAACATAGTCGATACTTGGGTAATTGATTGTAATTTAATAATTGAAAGCTAAACACATGACAGACCCAAAAGAATGGTATTCACAAAAAGATGCTGCCAGGTTGCTAGGTGTTACCCTTAATCAGTTGAAATACTACATTAATACAGGTAAACTACAAAGCGGTACATTTTACGGACGTACTTTAGTAACTATTCCGCCTGATGGCTTGAAGCTAAGAAAGTACGTTAAAAAAGCTAAATAAAGCCCTAAATGACGTCTACCCCATCGGAGGTTTTTTAAAACATTGCTTTTTTGTATTTCTCAATTCTTGCCTTTACCGCTTGCATCAATGCTTCTTGACTATCTGTTTTATTTTCTAAGGCTCTCAACACGTCTTGATCCATTGTACCATCAACAACGTATCTTTTATTGATAACGCTTATTTGTTGGCCTTGACGATCTAAACGTGCTACGGCTTGTTGATATAATTCTAAAGACCAAGGTAGGCCAAACCACCCAATGAGATTTCCTCCTGTTTGCATGTTCAATCCATGTCCTGCACTAGCTGGGTGCGCTAATAAAATAGGAATTTGCTTTTTGTTCCAGGCCACAATATCCTTACCCCCGTCCAGGATTTTCGGGCCGTAGCTTTTTAAATGCTTCATAATCCTTTCAGCATCGCTTTTAAAGCTATAAAAAATTAAAAAGGGGTTACCGTTAGCCGCTTCAATATCCTCCTCTAATGCCTCTAATTTTCGCTTATGCACCTCTGTATAGTTTCCACTCTTATCTGAATGGTAAACCGCCCCATTTGCGTATTGAAGTAGTTTATTAGTTAATGCCGCTGCATTAATAGCCGTAATTTGTTCCTCACCTACTAAACTCAATATTTGATCAGCTTCAAACGTTTGATATTGCTCTATTTCTTTACCTGATAACTTAATTATTTTATTTTGGTCTAGTCTTTCAGGTAATTCCAACCAATCTTTTGCCTTCATGGAAATACATATATCGCCAATTTTATCATAAATCTGCTGTTCTGAATCGCTTTTTAACTTAAAGTCATATACAATTGCTCCGTTTCTTCTTCCAGGATTAAAATATCTATCCCTATACCCCGATATGGTTTTTCCCAATCTTTCACCTTGATCCAATAAATATATTTGGGGCCATAAGTCAATCAATCCATTTGGTGCTGGGGTTCCTGTCAAGCCTACAACCCTTTTAATCTTAGGCCTTATTTGCCTTAAAGACTTAAACCGAATAGCTTTTGCGCTTTTAAAGCTAGAAAGTTCATCGATAACTAACATATCAAAGGGAAAAGCAGTACCATAATACCCAATAAGCCATTGTACATTTTCCCTATTAATAACATAAATATCCACATTTTTGGCTAGGGCTTCTTTCCTTTGCCTTTCTGTACCTAATACCAAAGACATAGTTAAATGTTTAGTATGTTCCCATTTTAAGGCTTCTGTTGTCCATGTTTCTTCAGCTACTAGCTTAGGTGCTATTACCAATACTTTTTGAACCTCAAAGCTATCATACATTAATTCGTTAATAGCTGTTAGGGTTGAAATTGTCTTGCCAAGCCCCATTTCTAAAAAAAGGGCTGAATAAGGATTTTCAATAATATGTTTAGTCGCGTGTTCTTGATAGACGTGTGGTCGGTAGATCATTTTAAACTTTTAATGTATTTATCCAATGTTTCTAAATTGTCGATTATGTCAACGTTAAAACCTAAACTTCTCAAAATGCCAATTACGACATTTTGTCTTGGTGTGGTTTTTTTACCTTCGGATTTTGTTTCTACAAATCCTATTCTTCCTCCTGGCATTAAGACGATTCTATCAGGCATTCCTGTGTAAAAAGAAGAAGAAAATTTAACCGCCATTCCTCCCAATTTTTCAACCTCGTTTTTTAGCTTTTTTTCAATCAATTTCTCGCTTATCATTTGCAATATTTTTTTATCTTATCAAGCATCCCAAAATCAGGATCGGTTGCCGATTGCCATTAAAACATCATTTTCTATACAGTATATACGATTAGGTAAATCATAGTATCTATATATACCCTATATACTGCCTAATTACTACTTTTATACTCTATACTAAAATGACGGCAACCAAGGCAACCAACACACTAAAACCCTTTACCCATCTGCTTTTTTCTGGTTGCCGTCATACCTTTTTACGGCAACTTTAACGGCAACCACGGCAATCTACGATTTTCTTCGTGGTTGCCGTCAACCCCTACGGTTGCCGTCATTTTTAGGCCTTTTTTCCCATGACGGCAACCGCTTTTTCATCCGCTGAACCCTTTAAAAGGTACCCTCTTTGTACCCCATAAACGCCAAATTTTATCTTACCCTCATGTCGCACCCAGTCCTTCATATTTTGCATGATATTATGTATCTCATTTACGTTATAACGGGTCATATCTTTAATACTTCCACCGAACACTTCCTGCCATATTTCAGCCACACAAACGCGGGTTCTTTGAACTTTACCGACTGCCACTAAGTCATCTTCACCATTCAAATAGGAACGTCTTTGGAACACATCTAAGTCCTTCCAATCTTCAGTAATAGGCTTTTTTAGGTATTCCCTAATCAGGCCTACTCTGTCATCAAACTCGATATGTTCGGTTTGTACTTCCTTAGCTAATACCTCCATTTCAGCATCTAATACCAGTTTTTCGCCTGTTTCATAGTAATACTTAGCTTCGGCCCATATCTTAGCAATTTCCTCCTTATTTAAGTCTTTAAATAGGTTTTTAGTGGGTGCGCCAACTCTAACAACCACAGGCCAAAACCTACGATCGCCATTCTGCCCTTTTAAGAAGTCTATTTTGTTGGTTGTGCCGAAGAAGATACATTGTCTAGGAAAGTCCTCTGTACGTCTACCATAAGCCACGCGGTACCTATCCACACGCTTTGATATGAAGTGTTTAACGGTTTCAACTTCGGCTTTTTTAAGTCCTGCAAGTTCAGCCATTTCAATCAACCAAGCGCCTTGTAATTGCTCATAGGCTTCTTTACCATGTACGGTGGTCAAGCTATCATTGAACCAATCACCGCCTAGTCTATACAATATTTCACTTTTACCCACTCCCTCCTGACCTACTAACACAAGTACGTTATCGAACTTCACTCCTGGTCTGTAAATACGAGCAATTGCAGCCATCATAGATTTTCGGGTAACGGCACGCACATACTTATTATCTTCTGCGCCTAAGTAGTCGATCAATAAACTTTCTACTCTCTCCTCTCCGTCCCACTCCAACGCGTCTAAGTAATCACGTACAGGGTGGAACGAATTTCTAAGCATAACGATTTTAACCGCGTCTTGCACCTTGTTGGGGCCGCTTATATTGTAGGTGCTTTCTATGTAATGCCTTATAGCTGCATCGTCTGTATCAGTAAGGTTTTTAGTGCTGTGGTTGACCTCGCGCCAAGGTAATTGCTTTAGTGCTACTTCGCGCTGTTCGAAGGTGTTTAGCGCTAGTCTACCTTTCAGCATTGGGTCATTATTCAGTATAAGTACTATATTATTAATTGTGCATAAATAATTGCCTTTTCCGTCTACGTCCATTTCACTTAACCATTCAGTATTGTGTATCTCCTCTGCTTCCACATATTCTGCATCAGGCTTCATCAGGCCCATACCGAAGTCGGTTTTTGCTGACTCTAATTTTTCAGCGCCTATTGTACTCTTAGTTTTTTTGTCTTTAGTGATAAACTCACACATAGCTAAATAGCTAGGGAGCTTATTGATAGGTGTATCTTCTTTAGCATCTTCATCTCTTAAGCCGTATTTATGTAAACGGACTAAGTCGAAAGCATTACATAACCTCCCACTTGTTGGGTCGGTACCGTGATGGGAATAAGCGTATTTATCTTCATATACTACCAATCCACCTGCTGTTGAGCCATGTTTATAGCTATATCGGTTCTCAACATCACATGCGTCATACACATCAGATAAGAATTCTTCGATAGCTTCATGGATATTGTAAGTACGACAGAACGCACCAACAAGTCCCGGCTTTTCAAGAGGATCACCCTGCTTTTGCATATTACGAAGCACTACTTTATCCACTCTCTCCGATACAGGCCATTCACTTGCATCAGTCCAGTCGCGATAAGAGGCTAATATTGCATCAGCATTTAGCCAAGCACCGTCTTGCATTTCGTAAACATATTCCCCATCCTTAGAGGTGGATGGCCAATACATCAGTCTTTCAGGTTGGTAAGTCGTGTCATCGAAATATTCAATACCGACCATTCCCGCTATACGTCTAGCAATAGCCACATATTCATCCCTGAAAACAGGGCGGTCAAGTGGTATTAATAATCTAAATCTAGGGGTTGAGGTACTATGTTTATGCGTAGAGTAGAGTACAGCGGCATTATCGTAGAACATACAAAAGTCGTTCCACAAGTCCATATTAGCGAAATCAATATCAAGCGATACAATTTGTCTGTGGGCCACGTTTTCAGGCTTACGTCTGCCACCTGTCAAGTAACCACCTACAAAGCCACCTATGTCTTTAATTTCATCCTGTCTAGGCTTTTTACTACTAAGGTATTCTTTATAGGTTTCTGCTGTTCTATGTGTTGTACTTAGCTTTGCAACTAACTCCGACCACGTTATTTCTTTGTTTTTCCAGTTTAGTTCTTTACGGCTGCGTCCAGTAGCAATGTCAAGGGTGCCGTCATATTGTAGAGGTAATTGCATGTATTACGAATTTTTAGGAGGTTAAAAGTACTATAAAATATTGGCTTCTTGATCAGCGTGATAAGGATAAATTTCAGTTTTTACATAATCAAGCAGCTTTTCCTTATCATTCATATTAGACACTTTTATAATAACATAATCATCTCCTAAATGATCGCGGATATTGTCATGGTCAAATTCAAGCTCCACATTTTCAAGCTCATCAGTTAAAGCATCTAAATCGCTTAATGCTGTGTTAAAGTCGTTAATAATTCTTTCTAGTCTGTTGTTCATAAGTTATTTGTTTTCTATTTTTTCTAATATTGTTTGGTTTACAGGGTAAGCTGCTAATAGGTTTGTATTCACATCACGAAATATAAAACATCCTTCTGCTATTTCTACTGAATTTGCTTCAACAATAAAAGGCTTAGTTACATATGAAATTGACATAATTACTTGTAAATAATATTTTTTCATATCTTTTAGTTTTAAATAACCGCCCCTAGTTTCCCCGTAATTACTATTTGTTATTAATATTTATTACCTAGAGGCGGTATAAGTTTATAATTTTTCTAATAAAAGGTCTACGATATAGTCTAAATTTTTTAAATCCCCCCAATTCAGTATTGTGTAGTCAAAATTATAATACTTCATAGCTGTTTCTGATGAATGCGCATTAACAGGCTCTATGCCTCTATCTACTTCAATAATATATCCATTTTTTGAATCCACTCTATCAGCTTCATTTGGAAATCTACAATCAGTTATAATCCAATTTTGTGAGTCGTCATAGTCTTTAAATAGAGCATTGCCCCATACATCTTCACCCAATATATCTCTAACGCATTCAGTGCCTAAAAATTGTAAAAACTCTCTAACTGTAAATTGTTTTCGGTCAATGCTTATAATACCTTTTTCTTTAAAGTCCTGGTTCTCGAAGTGTTCAACTGAATAATCAGTTAATGCCGAAGCCATTTCCTTTAATTTACCACTGAATTTTTTTATTTGCCAATTTTTTTCAGGCTGTTTATCCTGAATCATTTTTGCAACTGTGTCTTTTCCTGATCGGGCATATCCCCAAAGTGCTATAATTGCCATATTATTTTTGGTTTTGTTGTTTATTAACCATTCTGTTTACTGAAAATATGTATTCGGCTAAACCTTTTACTCCTCCCTTATTTGCCATAGATTTCATGCGTCTGTAATGATTAACGTCCATTTTGACCTTTTGGCTATTTACATAAGTTTTACCCGCTAACATTTCCCTACCAGCAACAGTTGCAACTAAAACCCCTTCAGGTAATACATCAGAGCCATTAAATAACTCTTTATGCGTTGTTTCGTACTTCATTTTAGGTAATTGAGCTGCAATTTCCCTAATTTGTTTGTTTCGTTTTTTCTTTCCCATTGTTAATCTTTTTTATAGTATTTAGTTTCAAATCCAGCGCCATCAAGCGGTAAACCTTTTGCCCAAGGTATTGGTTCGCGCATAATATTTAGTACTTCTTCTAATGTGCCTTCATCCTCTTTACATTCAATCACAATTTCATCGTGTACATGTAGTATTATATCATACCCCGCTTTTGCTACTTTTAGCATAGTATAAGCCAAACAATCCCTAGCAACCGCTTGTACTATGTTCTCGACCAATTTACCGCCATAAGTGTCTTGTCTGCGCCATTGCTTAGTAGTTTGATCCATACCTTCATAGGTCAGTTTAGTGCCTCCACTAAATCCACTTTTTTCAACTCTAGGTCTTAAGTAAGATAGTGATCTACCTGAAGGTAAATCGATAAATAAAATATTTTTATGCAGTCTAAAATTAATGCCGTGCTTAGTTTTTTGAGGCACACAATCGTAAACGGTATTAGTAGCAGCAGCATCAATCAGGTGCCAATAATCTGTTATATTTTTATTTGCGCCCCTCCATTTACTAACTATATCAGGTAATTCGCTTTCACTTAAACCCATTTTTAAAGCCCCCATTTTAAGTAGAGCATTTGGGCCACCTTGATAACCTAAAGCTAATTCAGCAATTTTACCTTTTTGTCTTAAGTCTTTTGTTATGTGTTCAATTGGTATTTTAAACATTTGAGAAGCGGAGGCCTCGTATATTTTACCATGCGTCTTAAATACATCTAGCCTCCATTTCTCATCTGCTAACCAAGCAATTACACGAGCTTCAATAGCTGAAAAGTCCGCTACTATAAATTTACTGCCTTTTGGAGCTATAAAACTCGTTCTTATAAGTTGTGATAAGGTATCAGGAACATTCCCAAAAAACATTTCCAATCCTTCTAAATCGTTATCTTTTACTAATTTTTTAGCAAACTCTAATTGCTTAATATGGTTTTGTGGTAAGTTCTGTACTTGCACTAATCTACCGGCCCATCGACCTGTTCTATTAGCGCCATAGAATTGTAATAAACCCCTTACCCTTTTATCAAAACAAATGGCTGACTTCATGGCTTCATACTTTTTAACTGAAGTCTTTGCCATTTCTTGTCTAATTGTTAGAACTCTTTTTATTATATCTGAATCAGTATTTGCAATTAGTCCAGGTATCGCTTCTTTATTCAGTTTTTCAATTGATTCGCCTATCTCTGATTCAATCCATGCCTTTAATTGGGAAACACTATTAGGGTTATTAACTTTTGTCAAGCTAATAGCTTCATCAATTAAGCGAGCTTTATTTACTTCATCCATTTTAATGGCGTTAAGTACAAAAGTTTCATCGATTAAAACGCCCCAATCATTAATGTTTTGGTCTAAATCCCATAATTCTTTTTCGTGTGTTGGTATCTCAAAAAATGCAATTTTATCCCCAATTGCCATTTCAGTCCTTACGTCTTGAATACAATAATTTTTGTATTGCTCCCATTTTTCAGGGTTATGTTCAGGTAAGTTTCTTTCTCTTTCCCCATTCGCCTTTGTAGGTTTACAAGGCAAACTAAAATATCTTATCAACGCTTTACCCGCGTTATCTTTTTTCTCTGTTAAATTAAGCGCTTTACTACATGCATCAAGGCTTAAAGGCAATCCAAGCATAGAAGCCTTCATCATTGTACACTCCCATTGTTCAGGAGGCATTGGCTCACCAAATGAAGTAGCTAAACAAGTACGTTCAAAATTGGCATTATAAGCCTTTTTTAGGCAGTTTGGGTCAGTAAGCGCATCTATAAACTCTTTTGGTATTTTATCGCCTGAAACCTTGTCTATTATCTTAATAGGCCCATTATTGAGTGAATAGGCTATTAATAAAATATCGAAGTCAGAAGCCTCTACATATTTGTAAACGCCGCCTTTCAATAAATCATTGCTGCTATAAGTTTCTATATCTATGTTTAAAACGTCCATTATTTCCTTTTAATTTTACTCATTTCATTAAGTAAAAAGTGCAAATTGCTTTGTATGTATTGTTTTACCCCTGTGTGCCAGCATCCTTTGTTATATAACCAAAGAAAATACGGAGCAGGAATATCTATTAATCTTTTTCCTAAATATTTGCCAAATGGCATAAGTGAGTGATCGTGCATAGGATTAAAAATAAAAGCTAGAGGCCGAAGCCCCTAGCAGTTAATAATTAAAGATCATCATCTTCATTCTTGAAAGCACCAAAATCTGCTTCTGCTGAACGTTTACCACCTAAAGGTTCGCCATCAGCTAACTTTTGGATATTTCCTAAACCAGCTGCAACTCCTTTACTTCCGTTGCTGTTGTAAGCATAGAAGCGTAAAGATACACGTGCATAACAACCGCTATACACTTGATCCTGGTCTAAAATAGGGTTAACATCTGCATCCACAATTTGTGGCTTGCTTTTACTTGACGCGTTTAAGAACATTGCGTTTGCATACGCTTCGTCATCTTCTCTTTCAGCATCCCCATCACGCAAAGGAACTTTTAAAGTAGCAGGAATCTTACCACCTAATTTCGCTTTACCTAACTCGGCTGCGGCCTTAGTTGCTTCTTCGATAGCTTTTAAAGTTGCTTTATCCGTTTTAGGGATAATGATTGATAGCGAATACTTAGGTTCGCCACCTTCTTGTGCCGCTTGCGGAGTCCAAATATGCGCATAACTTAAGCGCACTTTTGCTGTTACTACTAAACAAGGGTCTTTTTTTGGAGTGTTCGTACTCATCGTTGTTGGTTTTTGTTGTTATAAAAATTCTTTTTGTGCTTTTTCAAGACTGTTTATTTCAGGTCTTTTGTCAGTAGAGGGTGCTAATGTAGGCTTTCCTTGTGGTTTAATTACGTATTCACCTACTAAATCGGTAAATATTTTTTTCCCCAATTCGCTTTCCATATCTGTAATGCTTAACAGCTTCTTATTGTATATCGTATCAGCATTGAATCCTTTACTTAACAATATTTCAGCAATTTTTTCAGCATCGGTGTATTTACGATTGCTTCTTCCTTCAACTACCTTATAACCAGGCCATTTTTTGCCGTGGTTTATGGCTTGATCTAAAGCATAATCGTTTACAGCATCAATCCAGTTAACAAACATTTT